TGTTTTAGATATTTTAATGCAGCAGGTGCAGAACCATTTAATTATGACTTAGGGCAAGCACCGGGTGCCGGACACATTATAGCCAGACTATTAGAATCTAAAATTCGTGATGAATTTTTTACGCTCAATGGCGTAGATTTTGCGACCCCTGATAGAACATGCGTCCGAGATTACATTCATGTATGGGATCTGGCTGACGCACATCACAGAGCCATTCATTGGAACACTGACAAACGTTTTGCAGTGTTCAATCTAGGTACCAACAGTGGTATCAGTAATCAAGAAATCGTGGACTATATTACACTAACCTATGGTGCATTAAAACTGCAGGTAGGTGCTCGCAGACCAGGTGACCCAGACCAACTGATCGCCGATGCTACACTTGCCAAGAATATACTAAATTGGGAACCACGATATTCAACACTGAATCAAATCGTTGATTCGGCATATAAGTGGTATACCCGTGGCATTTGAAGAAATATTACAATTTGAACGACTACTGGCCCAGAAAACTGGCGCACCTTACGCAGTCATGACCGATTGCTGTACCCATGCCATTGAGATGTGTTTACGATACAAACGAGTAAAACGAACTCAGTTTACAGCGTATACCTATCTCTCGATTCCGATGACCATGCACAAGCTAGGGATCGAATATGAATTAGTGCCAGAAAAATGGACAGGTGAATATCGTTTTTACGGCACAGATATATGGGATAGTGCCAGAAGATTGGAAGCGGGAATGTATAGGCCAGGACAGATGCAATGCGTAAGTTTTGGTCATAACAAGCCTTTACAAATAGGCCATGGCGGTGCTATACTATTAGATGACAAGGAAGCATATGGCGTTTTATTACAGCAGAGATATGACGGACGCGACCTGGCGATTGCGCCATGGCAGGCGCAGCGCACGTTCATGGTGGGATACCATTATCGTCCCACTATTGAAGATGCCAGGATCGGTCTAGAAAAATTAGATTTTGTAAACGAGCCGCCTAAATACCACGAATATCCAGACTTAAGAGATATTACAATTATTGGAGAATAACAATGGTTTACAATAAAATATACGAAAGCAATGACGAAGATAATCAAGTACCGGCTGGTACACGAATGAGCGAAATTATTCGCAACAAGATGAAAGCCGACGGCAAAAGATACTGGGCCGGTGATAACATCAGTGAATATGTTTTTAAACCATATTATAAAGAAGCACTAATTGACGAAGCCACAGCAGCATTTGAAACTGTGCTTGACACACTACTAATTGATAGAGAAACAGATCCTAACAGCACTGGCACGGCTCGACGACTAGCTAAAATGTATTACAACGAATTAATGGCAGGCAGATATGACCCGACTCCAAACGCTACTGCATTTCCGAATGATACTGATGGAAAATACGAAGGTATGTTGGTCGTACGAAGCGAGCTCAAGAGCGTTTGCAGCCATCATCACCAGCCTGTTTCTGGCGTTGCTTATATTGGCATTATTGCTGGTCCCAAACTTATTGGTCTTTCAAAGTACACAAGAATCGCCCAGTGGTGTGCCCGGAGAGGCACTCTTCAGGAAGAACTTTGTATGGACATTGCACGAGAAATTGAATTTGCGACTGGAAGTGGGGATGTGGCTGTATACATACAGGCCACCCACGGTTGCTGCGAGAATCGCGGCGTTATGGCACACAGTAGTCTCACCCAGACCACAGTCCTAAAAGGTGTGTTTAAAGATGATCCTAGTGTCAAGAAAGAATTCTTCGACAATATCAAATTACAACAGGAGTTCGCTCCGCGATGAAATGCACAACTTGCAATCAAGAATATTCGCCAGACTGCGATTGGCAACAGGGTCGATGTCCACATCACCCACCGCTACTGAATATTCAACCCAAGGACACAAGCCGCGGACATTTTTATGTAAGTCTTGCAAAAAGTGCGATTAGAATATTTGCTGGTGGTGTATTAATGACTGGCAATTTTTGGTTGGCTGGCATATGTATTGTGTTAGCCGAAGTATTAGGGGTAGTAGAAGAAATCGTTTAACAAACTTAAAGGAAAATCAAAATGAAAATCGAAAATAAACTTACTAAAATCAGTGATAGCTTTACTGTAAACATGTATGACAATGGCTACATGTTTGAGGCCAGCGGGCGTACTGAAGATGGTGACTGGACCAGTACAAAAATTCTATGCAATACTCTGGATGAGTTGGTTACACTTATCAAAGAAGCAAGCGCAATGGAAAGAGACTGATGAAACAACTAATTATTACAGACCAAGAGTTTAAGAGTTTGATTTCTAAATTATGCAGGGACATTGCTAATAGCGATTGGAAACCAGATTATGTAGTAGGACTTACTCGCGGAGGTTTACAACCTGCTGTAATGATTAGTCACTACTTCGATGTTCCGTGCGAAACACTTAAAGTCAGTTTACGTGACGGCGGAGAGTGTGAAAGCAATCTTTGGATGGCCGAACAGGCATTTGGTTATGTGCCAAAAGATGAACGCGGATCCGGAGATGCAGACACTGATCCTGCCTATCGTAAAAAAATCTTGATTGTTGATGATATTAACGATAGTGGAGCCACACTAGAGTGGATCCGTCAAGATTGGACTAGCAGTTGCTTGCCCAATCATCCTGCTTGGTCGGCCGTTTGGAATAAAAATGTTAGGTTCGCGGTAGTAATCAATAACGAAGCCAGTAACTACGAACGTATTGACTACAGCGCTCGCAACATCAATAAGTTCGAAGATCCTTGTTGGATAACGTTTCCCTGGGAAAATTGGTGGGAGTAATGGATTTAGTATGCGAAGTTCCTAATTTTTTAAATAGAAAAGAATTGGAACTTATCAACTCATCAATTGATCAATATCTGATCAATAACGAGGTAGAACCTAACGATGTAGGTCATTACTCCAACAGAGAAGGACAGACTGTTAATGTTACCACTAGTAAAGAATTAAAAAACATAGATGATTTATTGTTCTTGAAGTTAAGTTCTGATGTCATTAAAGACATTATTAAAGATAAACTTAGTCCAGATTTGATTTTTGGTTATGGAGACACTGGATACGAATTTCACAGATATCATCCGAACCATGTCTGCCACGAACATAAGGATGGCGAATTTACTATTGATCGAGAAAAAAGATCTGACAGCCTATTAAGATTTGCATCAGTGGTACTACATCTAAATACTTGTACCAGCGGAGGAGAATTAGTTTTTCCTATGCTAGATCGGCGAGTTAAAACCGAAGCAGGAAAACTGGTAATTTTTCCTCCGTATGGATGGGCCAAACATTATACTGAACCAAGTGAGCAAACAAGAAATGTAATTGTAACTTGGTTAGTGTATAATAATATTAGTATTAATAGACTAGATAAACTAAAAGAATATTATCAATTATGAAATTATGTGGACTTTGATTGTAATGCTACATGCAGTATCACCCAACGTACCTCCGTCAAAAGGTTCTATAGTTTTGCCCACAACTGGATACGAAGAATGTCTCAAAACCAGAGATGCGGTAATACGAGGATGGCAGTCGGATCGATATCGTGTGTCCGCTAATTGTATTCATTTGAAGAAATAACAAAGTATAAATATGTTTCTACACAGCGGCCTTCCTGGCTCTTCATCCCGCTTTACAAATTCTGCAGGCCTATGCTAAAATCTTAACATAGGAGAATAAAATGTCTTTAGCAACAAGAGTATACAAATACACAAGTACAAAAGAATATCACGATGCATTTCCATGTGCATATCGTCAATGGCGAGCCGATAGTCACTGCAACCTAATTCATGGCTATAGCTTTAGCATGAAGTTCTATTTTGGTACAGATGATCTGGATGTGCGTAATTGGGCTGCTGACTACGGTGGACTCAAAGATCTCAAGCGGATTCTTGAAGATCAATTTGATCACACCCTGATTGTGGCACAGGATGATCCTGAATTGGAGACATTCAAAATGCTACAAGAACGGAAAATGGCCAAGATTGTTGTACTACCGCGACTGGGTTGCGAAGGTCTAGCCGATCAACTGTACAAGTTCGTTAACGGTGTGTACATTCCCGACATGTGGGGCCCGGGCGAAGCGGCTAGACTTTGGTGCTATCGTGTTGAGGTGCGTGAAACACAAGCCAACATGGCTTTCAGAGAAGGTCACAGAGAATGGAACGAGGATCTTTTTGAGTGAATCCCAAGATTAAAGAACTAATGATCAGTCGAGGTCTACACAAATACATTTCAGAAGATTGTCAACATCGTATGGAGATGCTGGCTGAAATGATCATTCAGGAATGTATTCAAGTAGTTCACAAGCAAGAACGAATCCCCGAAGGATTTTTTTATGCCAAACCTGCACACATACATGAGTTGGCAATCAAACAACATTTTGGAATAGACAATGAGTAAAATCAAAGTAGCAGAATTATTTTATAGCATACAAGGAGAAGGACGCTTTATGGGCGTGCCTAGCATTTTCTTACGCACTTATGGTTGCAACTTCAAGTGTGCAGGATTTGGTATGCAACACGGTGAACGTAGTATTGAAGCAGATACTATTGCAGAACGTGTTGGTGACTTTAAATCGTATGACGAACTGCCTTTGGTGAGTACCGGATGCGATAGTTACGCCAGTTGGCACCCTGCATTTAAAGATCTCAGTCCCATGCTCACCAGTGACGCTATTGCAGAACGTATTACAGAATTACTTCCGTACAAGGAATGGCGAGCCGAACATTTGGTTATTACAGGAGGCGAACCGTTGTTAGGTTGGCAACGTGCTTATCCTGATTTACTAGATCATGTCAGCATGCGTACTCTGAAAGATCTCACTTTTGAAACAAACGGAACACAAGAAATCACCGAAGAATTTTCAGAGTGGTTAAATGAAAAATGGTATGACTATGACAACGCACCATTCGGTAGAGAGATCACATTTAGTGTTAGTCCTAAACTAAGTGGCAGTGGCGAAGTATGGTCCGATGCTATCAAGCCCAAGATTGTTTCTGACTATCAACAACTGGGTCATGTGTATCTTAAATTTGTAGTTGCAACTGAAAACGATGTCAAAGAAGCACTACACGCTACACAGGCATATAGAGACCATGGCTTTCAAGGCGATGTATATCTTATGCCAGTGGGCGGAGTAGAAAGTGTTTATGCACTCAACAATCGTCGTGTAGCAGAACTGGCCATGCACTATGGTGTTCGTTATTCAGATCGACTACAAGTGCCGCTATTTAAAAATGAATGGGGAACCTAATGGTTACTAAGAAAACGCCTGCCAAGAAAACGCCTGCCAAGAAAACAGCCGAGCCCGCATCTAAACTAAGAGTTGGTGCTAGTGCCAAAGAAGCAGCTACAAAAAAGGGTGAGCCATACGTGACTGTAGTCAGTGTGGAACTTGATCCGGATAATGTCGGTAACGGAGCGTTCGAATTAGATTGGAATGATATCTTTATTGCCAAGTTGATCAAGGCCGGTTATAAAGGTAGAGATGATGCACAGATAGTCGACCAATGGTTTCAAGATATTTGTCGTAACGTAATCATGGAAAACTACGAGCAGTGGGAAGCCAATCAACCACTGGAATCTAGAATAGTACAACGTAGAGATTTGGGCGACGGTAGATCTGAAATATCGTGATACTGTATGTAAATGGCGACAGTCATAGTGCGGGTGCAGAAGCAGTAAATGATTATTGCTTTGCTGAAGATGACCCATTCTATTATGCACTAGGACGTATTCCGCATCCAGATAACGAACGTGTAAGTTATGGTTGCAATATAGCTAACGAGTTATTTGCAATTCTATATTGCGATGCAGAATCGGCTAGTTCTAATGCTAGAATAATTAGAACAACTCGAAAATATTTAGAAACCAATAATCCAGATTTTGTTATTATTGGGTGGAGCACATGGGAAAGAGAAGAATGGTTACACGATGGCGTATACTGGCAAATTAATGCCGGCGGTATCGGACACGATTGGCCCAAGACCGTTAAAGAACAATATCAAAATTATATAGTAAACTTAAATTGGCACGAAAAAACTAGAGAAGCGCATCAGCAAATACATGAATTCCATATTGAATTATTAGATTCAGGTGTACCACATTTGTTCTTTAATAGTTACAACAACTTTCATACACAGGAACCAGTTGATTGGTGCGACTCATATATTGATCCGTACAATCCCAATATGACTTATTACCAATGGTTAACGGATTGTGGATTTCGATCAAATTCGTCATATCACTTCGGTCCAGATGCTCATAGAAAATGGGCAGAATTTTTACTTCCGCATGTTAAAAATTTACTATGATTAACTATTGGCAAGAGAAAACTACACCATATAGTTGGTACTCGAAAAATACCACAGAAAATTGGTCAGGATCTGATCAATTTCCTGCAAAAAACCCTGCGTGGCAAAATGCTATTACTTACAAGTTCAGTAATGAAGGATTTCGAACCTATAATTTTGCAGACATAGGTACTCAAAAAATTAATATAGCGTTGGGTTGTAGTCATACTATGGGAATAGGTATCTCATACGAAATGACTTGGCCATATCATATAGAAAATCAAACTGGTATTAAAACTTTAAACTTGGGATTAGGACAAGGTAGTTCCGACACGGTTGCTAGAATATTAACCAATGTCTGCGGAATTTTTGATATTGACACTGTCTATATACTTTGGCCTACGTCTAATAGATTTGAAATCTACTATGAAAATTCTATAGAGTCCATAATTCCATCTAGCGCAGAATTACAACATGTGTGGTATATAGATGACTGTAATAGTTTTCAAAGATTGTGTAAGAATAAACATATCGTATACAACTTACAGAAAATGTTTAAGTTTAATCTAGAAGAAATAGAATCAAATTCAAGATGGGCTGTGCCTAGCGATTTGGCTAGAGATCAGTTACACAACGGACCAAAATCAAATTTGAATTTATCCAATTTGTTCTTGACTGGAGCAAAATAATATGCTAATATTACTGCATGAGATATCTAATTGTAGACACTGCAAACACATTCTTTCGTGCTCGTCATTCGGCACACCGTCAATCGGATACTTGGGATAGATTAGGATTTGCTATCCATGTTACCCTCAGTTCGGTTAATAAGGCTTGGCGGGATCAGAAAGCCGATCATGTGGTATTCTGTTTGGAGGGACGCAGCTGGCGAAAAGATTATTACGAGCCGTACAAAAAGAATCGTGCAGTTGCTCGTGCAGCCCTCACTGAATCGGAACAGGAAGAGGACCGACTATTTTGGGAAACGTTTGATAACCTCAAGACGTTCTTGTCAGAAAAGACTAATTGCACAGTTCTTCAACATCCAGAACTTGAAGCAGATGATCTTATTGCAGGATTCATACACGCACACCCCAATGACCATCACGTTATTATATCCTCGGACACAGATTTCTACCAATTACTGGCGCCGAATGTCGAGCAATATAACGGTATTGCCGATGAACTACACACGCTAACGGGTATCTTAGACAAAAAAGGCAAACTGGTCATTGATAAGAAAACCAAAGAACCCAAAGTCATACCTGATCCGCAATGGATTCTGTTTGAAAAGTGTATGCGTGGAGATCCGTCGGACAATATCTTTTCCGCATA